CACCTGCGACTTTCAGTGCACTCCAAAAGAGAATCCTTCAACTGGAGAGCAATCAGAAACTCATCGAGCTTCGCAAGAAACAAGATGCAGAAGAGGTCGAACTCAAATCGATCGAGCAGAAGGTGATCCTCTTGGCTGCACAAAGAGACGAGGCGATCCAACTGGCTGAGACCCAGGCGGCCGAGATCGAAGCCCTCCGCATGGCGGTAAAGACTGGCACCCGACCGGTTGTGGCCGGCGTAGGTGAAGATGGCGTCCGTCTGTTCGGAGCCAATGACAATGGACAGCTCCACGAATTTCAAGCCCGGGTCAAACAACTTGTCGAAGGTGGCAAGAGTGAAGGCCAGGCAATTCAACTGGCAGTGAAGGAGAACCCTGCCCGTCACGCAGACTACGTGGCCAGCCTCGCAGCTAAGAAAGTCGCTTAAAGAATTTACCCAACAAACTCACGATGAACACCAATAACGTTGTAAGCGCACCCGGGGCGGCAGATCTGAGCGGCAAAGAACACTTTGTCGTGAAGATGACCTCCACGGGTATTAACCTGGCCACCTCAGCCGACGCGGCAGTTGTAGTTGGAACCCTGATGCGAGCCGCCCCGCACCAAGAGGACGGCATTTATCTTGGTAAAGCCGTGGCCGTGTTCCGCCGGTATGCTGGTGTTCACTACGCTGTTATCGGAAATTCCAGCGCTGCTGTGGCACAGGGCGCCTCACTCGGTCTTGATGCTGCCAATCCTGGCAAGCTGATCCCTGGTGGAACTGCAGTGGCAGTTGCCTGGGATGCTTTCACCGCGGCTGACGGAGCCATCATAAGAGTCGTCTTTATCTAAACCTACCATGTATAACACACAAGACAGCGTACCAAGGGCAGATATCAGCTCGGTGCTGATGGAAGCAGCCGGACAAGAACAACTCTACATTGGCCAACTGATCTTCCCGGTCTATCCCAGTAGCAGAGAGGTCGGTCGCTATCCGAAGTTCCGGATTGGCGCCGCCGAACTCCTCAAGGCTGGCAAGGGATATGGTTCCACCAAGCGTAACGAGACTGGCACCTACAACGAGATCGAGCGCAAGTTCGAGTGGGATAGCTTCCAGACCGAAGAGTTCGGTCTCGAGGAGCGCGTCGATGACGTGGTAGCCCGCCGCATGGAGAGCTTCTTCGATGCGGAAGTGGTCACAGGAAAGCAGCTCATGAACTCCTTGATGCTCGACTACGAGATGGAGACCGCTGCCAAGACTTTCGATCCGGTCACGTTCGGTGACACCAACGCCTCAGTCCTCTATACAGAGGCCAACATTCAGACTGCTGATGTGGCCTTCGACATCAACTCGGCCCTGGAGCGCATGACCCTGATCGGGGAAGTGCCCACCACGCTGGTCCTGAGCCTGAAGCTCTGGAACTTCATCCGCCGAACCAAACTTTTACAGACCTACGTCTACGGATACCTGAACGTGAACCAGGGCGGCAGTCAGATCACCGAGCAGATGTTCGCCAGCGTCTTCGGTCTCAAGGAGATCCTGATCGCCAAGAAATCCGTGGACATCGCTGCCAAGAGCACCAATGCCACGGTTAACGTGCAGCCTGTCTGGAGCAACGACTGGATCGCCCTTGTCCGTAGGGCTGAAGGTGATTTCATGAATGGAGGCGTCGGGCGCACCATCATCTGGGATGCTGATGCACCCGGCGGCCTGTTCACTTCGGAGTCCTACCGGGATGAAAAACGCCGAGGAAACATGTTGCGAGTTCGGAGCAACCGGGCTATCAAAGTAGTCGCTCCCAACTGCGTCTCACTTCTGGACACTGGAGCCAGCGGAGCATTCAAGACGTAAACAGCAAAAGTAGTTAAGGCATAAAAGTGCAGCGGCAATCTGAAAAGGTTGCCGCTGTTTTTTTACCCACATACGATTACTTCTGCATGAGCACGAAAACCGCCGAATCCAAAGACAAGAAGAAGCAGTCGAGCAAAAAGAAACAGCAGAACAAGACAAGCAACGGTCAGGACCGTAACAGGAGGGTTGAGCCCAAGGGAGGACTGATGGAGCGGGACAGGATGAGTCCCTCAGGTACGCCGTATTAATTTTTCCTGATTGCTTCCTCTGACACCTTTGCTACCTCATCCCTGATGTGTGGATCCACCAGAGATGCCGCTATTATTATGGTCGCATAACTCTCAAACATCTTAGCCTCCTCATCGGAGAGCTCTCGATTGAGTTGCTCTTTGATGTCATCGCCTTGGCCGGCGGTGGCGTCAGCGAAGTTGAATCCTTTTTCGATTTCTTCATCGGAGAGATCGTAGGACTTCCCGACTTTATGTAATACATCTCTGATCGTCATTGATTGGGTCTTTCAGTTGGGTTTTTGGTTTGTTCGAATGACCACTCGATCAGTTTGATCAGTGGCATTTCTATGAATCCTTTCTGTTTTGGATGGTGCCCTATGTAGTCAGCGAACAGCTCATCCAGGGCCGCGTGCAGCTCCCTGTGTCGGGCTTTGTGTTTCTCTGGATCATTCTCTATTTCATTACTCATGTAGCTCCTTCATTGGTGGTGAATAGTACTTCAGTGAAGATTGAATACGGTCCACTTCGTCCGGGACCCTTTCGAAATTTCCGTCTGGGAAAAATGCCCGGGCTACTTCAAGCCCTTCTTCCTCAGTAGGGAGAAGGTACCCCCTGCTGTCAGGAACCGCATTGCGTTTACTGATCGATAGGACGTAGACACTTGGTACTGAAAATACAGGGAGGAGGACAGTACGAGTGAATGACACACGCAGAATCAAACCTTCATGCTCGAATTCCCGACACATCTCCAGCGGGGGTGGCTGAATTGTTTCGGGATTCCAGGTGTGGTCTTTCGCGTATTCTCGCATTTCTGCTGCTATTTGGGTGATTGACATACTGGGTTGTTTGGTCATGGCTGGTTCTTTCTTTGAATCATTTAATGCTGCGTTGGTGGATCTGGAGGCCTCCTTCTCGGAGGACTGGATCCTAAAGGGTGCGGCGTATCCGGCGATCGCCATCAATGATCTACATGACGGCACCATAAGAATGACCGGAGGTCAGTTTGACGAGAGCACTGTTACGATTTTTGTTCGAGACTCAATTATTCAACAGTCTGGGGTTTTGGAGGGTGACATCATTACCGCCAGGGGAAAGCAATTACTCGTTCACTCAATTGAAAGTCAGGGAGATGCCTGCAAGGAGTTAACATGTGGACCAGCTCAGATCGACGTGTGGGAGAGGTAATTAAGCTTCTCGAGCACGACAAAGAGAAAGAGAAAGCCCAGAAGCTGCAGGACCTGGCGAAGAAACATTTTGATCTCACTCTGGAGAAACTATGGCCCTTGAAATCAAACGAAAATCCGAGTTGAGTCTGGTCGCTATTCTTACCGATGCACTACCGGACCTGATGTTCTATCCTTCCAAGGGAGGAACTGACGAAGGAGGCACGAGTCTACCCAAGCCTCCTTTCGGAGCCATATGGATCCAGAATGCCGAGAACACGATGCCGAACGAGAAGACATACCTATTGAGCGGAACGGTAGTGTGGGTTAGCCGAATGGAGACCAAGGGTGAGGATGTCCACGACCATTCCGAATCGGTTCGACAGATCTACGACACCCTGATGAATACCGTCCCGAAAGTAGACCTCGACCGCAGCCTGGCCATCCATGGAATCGACATTGTCACCGTGAATGAATTTACCGACTCAGATCGCCACGCATACGGCGATACCATCTCTTTCGTGATGGGCGTGAGCGAGACGGACTGAGTGGTTGACATTTCGGTTTTGACAAATGGCCAAAGAAATTACCAGTAAGATCGACGTCACTATCGCCCCCAAGGGTGGTGGAAAAGTCAGTGGATCAATTTCAACCACCGAGGATACCGCCGGACAATACTACGGATTCTCGGTCACGGCCGGCACTGCGGCATCCGCAATCAATCTCGGGGTCACTGCTCCGAAACTGGTCTACATCCAGAACAACGACGCGACCCATTACGTCGAAGTAGACAACGTCGTTGGAATGACCGGATGGCCACAGAAGATTAATCCAGGTGCTGGGGTTCTTCTTCGCCCACCGAATTCAACACTCTATGCCAAGGCAAACGCCGCCCCGGTAGCTATCTGGATCGTAACAGGATAATCGTATGTCACAACCAACAGCATCAGGAAACGCAACCCAGCACGGTGCGCTATACCAATTCGGTTTTCCTGGGGATTCCACGGCCCCTGACTTTGGTGGTAATTTCATTGCCCGGTCGGCCGAATTGAGGTACGAGGCCGAGGTCTTCGCCCAGGCACAAGACGGCGATGGGCATACTGATTCAGTCGTCACCTCGACCTCGGCAATGCGTAAGATCACTGGGACCTTCACTGGGTATATCATCTCCGGATTCTCCGTGGATGACTTTCCACCTGATTTCGAATTCGTTGGTAGGAAGTTCATCGTGCGCAACGTCAGTGTACCGCACAGAAAAGGTGAATTCTCTGAAGTAACATGCGAGGCCGAGAGCTACGGAGGAATTCCGATAGGTTCATAAGATGTGGCATTTGATCTCACATTCGCAGCGGCCTACATCGACAACGGGAACACTCATAAAGTTCTCGGAGTAAAGCTCCGTCCATTCTGCGCCTGGCACCTGTTCCTACTTCAGGTTGCTGGATCTCCGTTTTTAGATAACGGCAAGGTATATCTCTACCACCTGCGCCGTGCGGTCGGAATATGCAGGTTGAAATTTCCACGAAGTAGGACCCGTCCACCATGGGGCCCGCTGATGATGACCCAGAAGAAACTGCATTCCGAAGTTGGCAAGTTCATCCTTTACACCAACGACTACATTCACAGGCCGGAATACGATATCATTCCGGTCAACGTCATGAACCGAAAGGCGCCAGGTGGTAGGTCCCCTGATCCTCCACCGGATGTGATTCAATTAGTGTATGACGCCGCGCACGGCGCCAATGTGCCGATTGACGTCGCATGGAACATGCCGATCGGTCAGGCCTACATCTCTCAGGCGATACATTACCAGAAGAGCGGACTCCTGGTTGACTTCATGAATGATGAAGAGCGTGA